TAAAATTATTGTTCCTTTATATTTGATTCATCAAGAAGCGAGGACTTTCCATTATTTTGCTCAAATACTAACTTTTTTTCTGTTGGTATTGATTTAAGCATGCTTTGATGTTGTAAATATTGAGCATTAGCTTCTAACGCTAAAGGTGATTTATTAGTATCATTATAATCTTTTTTCATACCTTGTACTCCTAATCTATCTTTACCAAAATTATCATCTTGAGTATTTCTTTTAGAGGCCTTTTCTTTAGGTCTTCCTAAAGGTGATTTATCATCTTTATCATACCCAGGAGGTACATTACTAGGATCAGAATACATTCTTCCTTTACCATATAAAGTAGCTAAATCATGAGGAGTACCATATGATTTACCTGTTTCAATAGGATCATTTCCTTCTGCTTCAATTTGAGAAATTCTAAATTTACGTTTAGCATCTTCTCTAATTAAATCTCTATATTCTTCATAATTATCTTCACTTAAATGGAATATATTTTCATAAATCCATTCTGTAGGTAATAATTGATTTTCTATCATTTGCGCTGCTAAGTCTGTTTTTTCTTTCATTAAAGCAACTCTTTCTTGATCATATATAATAGATGGATTAGTTAAAGATAATTCAAAATTTCCTAATTGTTCATCTCTATATCCTTGAGTGTATAAATGTACTAATGCAATTTTATATAATTCTGATACTACAATTCTTTGAATTCTTTCTATTGTACGAGCAAATCTANTATCTTGNGCAGCTAATGTAGCCTTACCTTCTACATTTTCATCATACCCCATAAATGCTTTAGGAACTTTAAGTGCAGCAAATAATTTATTTCTTAAATATTCAACATCTTCAATCCCATTCCATTGTAAACCATTTAAATTTTCTATTTTAGTAGCTTGATCATTTCCTCTTACAGGTATATAAAAATCTTCTAATATATTTTGCATATTATATTTAAGGTTATATTCACCTGTTTGTTCATCTACAAATGGAGTACGCTTTAATTTACCTAAAGTTTTTTCCATAAATGCATCTACTTCATTAGGTGGAATAGAACCTACATTCATATAAAATATACGTTTTTCTGGTGCACGTACAATTCTATGAATTAACATTGCATCTTCCATTAAAGCATATTGTTTAAATAACTTTCTAGCTGGTTCGATATATGATCTACCATATGGTATAAAATTCATATCTGTTAATAACCTAAAATGAGCCATTTCATAATTATCAAATATAATAGCATTAGGATTTGCATCGTTAGTAGGAACATTATAATAACCATAATCCGATGCTGCTACTCCATCAGGAGCAAATCTATATCTTACATCTGTAGCATTTTCACTGTCTAATTGTTCTCCATTTATTCCACCTTCAATTCTTTCAATATGATATGCAGTATAGGGTATTACATTATATACACCAAATTTTTCTGCTATTTCTAATTTTAAGAAAAAATCTCCATATTTACACATATTTCTAATCCAAGGCCAAAGATTAAATTCAATGTTAAGAACATCATAAAATAAATTATATAATATTTTTTGTATATCTTCGTCTGCTGATTTTATAGCTAAAACTTCACCCATATCATTTTTTAAAGTAGATTCATCAGCAACGATATCTAAAGCTGATGCTATAATAGCATCTGTATCCATAGCATCATAATCAGAATATAATAAAGGTCTTAGTGTTTGATAATTGAAATTTTGTTGGGAACCATATAAAGAAGTAGGGGAATTAGTATAAACTCTATTAAATCTATCTATTAATGAATTTGTTTCTAATTCTCCTGTTTTTTGTACTCTATTAAAATCAAATACTTTAAGTTGATTACCTCCAGCATTACGTATTATTACGTCTGTTGAAAATAATCTTCGGAGTCTTGAAAATAAACTTTTATCTGCCATGTTTTATTTTTTTATAAATATTAAATTAGCCAAGATACGTCATGGTTTTTTCCACCTATGTTAACCTTATATGGGTTTTGTGTACTATTAGGTGTATAAGCTCCACTATGGCTTATTTTATTCGATTTAACTGCCCCAAGTGCTGCCCGTGCCATATCTAAACTTTGTTGTTGAAACTTCAATGAAGTATCACGTAGGAACATACCAATCCCAAATGACATAACCAAGTCATCGTTATAGCCTGTTTGAGCTTCTGGTCTTCCATTTTTCCAAATAAATACTTTCATTTCTTCTAATAAACGTTTTGAACGAATTGTTACAGATCTATCACCAATAAATTCTCTAAATTTATTAATACAAAGAGGTCTTGTTCTCATTGACATAGTAAATCCAGGTACCATTTCAGAATTACCTTCATATACTCTTAGGTATGATTCTGCTGTTAATTGATCAGATTTTGGGGATTGGTATAAATTTTTATACCCTCTTTCTATAATAGCATCTAATGTGGCCCATCCTATATTAGCATTTTCTACTACTAACATAGCATTATTATATTCAGTAGCTAAACCCGTTAAAAAGTATCCAAATTCTTTAGGTGGCATTTGGCCTTTATATTCAGCAACTTGTGTATTAGTTTGAATGTCCATAACATGACAAGCTGAGTAGTCTTTACCATCACCTCTAGCTACATCTGCTACAACCATATACTCTCTAGAATAATCAGCTGCTTCCCATATCCATAAATTTTGATCAACTCCTCTTCTTTCCATTGGATCTTTTATTGTTGATTCTTTAACAAAATCAATCCATTCGGAATAAAAGACAATATCACCTGATGTGCTAAAATCACAATCACATTCTTGTGCTGCTAATCTAGGATCTCCTAATAATTCATCTTGTCTATTTCTCCATTCTTGATCTCGTTCAGGGTGTACATCCCAGGGTAATCTAATAGGTAAAAAATCATTTTCTTGGTTTTCTGCTGATGCCCAAGTTTTATGAAACCAATTACCAGTACCATAAGGAGTACTTAGTACAATAGCACCACCTCCTGTAGCTAATGTTTGTTGTGCCGATGCCCAAATTTCTCCAATTTGTTCAATAAAAGCAGCCTCATCAACTAACAATAATGATACTGCTTCTGATCTACCAGCATCACTACTTGCTGATGTTGCTTTAATCACAGATCCATTATTTAATCTTAAAGATAATTTATTATTTTCTTCAGCTGGTATTTTTAACCATGAAGGTAAATTATCATACATAAATTTTACTTTCGTAACCATGTTACGAGCAGTTTCTTGTTTAGTTGCTATACAAAGTACATTTTTATCCTTATGGAATAACATTAACCATAAAGAATAACCTGCTGATAATGTTGATATACCTAATTGTCTTGATTTAAGTATAATTGAATAAGGATTATCTCTCCAAAGATGTAAAACTTTTTCTTGAAATGGGTATAAATTAAATAATATTCTTCCTCTTTGAGGATGTTGAATATTACAATATTTTTTCATAAAATGGGCTGGGTCTTTAACACATTTTATATATTCTTGTCTTATTATTTGTTTTAAATCTTGACTCATATTATTTTGGTAGTGAGTAATCTATTATATGAATTGTAATTAGAGTACCTACTACCCCTCCTACAACTCCAACCCATGGTTTTTTATACCATTTATCTACTTGATTTAAGTNTATCATCATATAATTTAATTTGGTCTATTAATAAATCAATTTCTTGATTTTTGAAATTAAGAATTATACTATCTTGATGTGTTAATAATTTGTAGTTACGAATTTGAAATTCTAAATCACTTATTAAAGCTGCTTTTATAGAATCTTGTTGTTCAAGAGTATCAATAGCTAAAAAAAACTCCTCTAATTCATTTTGAGGAATTTCAATTATTTCCTGGCTATAACAATTAAATGTTATGAACGATAATATTACTAAAATTAAATTTTTCACTTTTTTCTGTATTTGCCTTTAAAATCAGAAATAGTAGATTTAGCATTTTTTGTGCTTTTTACTTTTGATTTTATTGATTTAATTTTTGATGAAGTTTCTTTTATGTTTTTCTTTGTTTCAACCTTTTGTTTTTCAACTATTGCTGTTTTATTTTTAACTTCATTTATCTTATCATTATTTGCTTTAACTTTTTTCTTAAATTCTTTTTTACTTTGACTTTGTTTAGTTGCAGCAAATATAGCTAATATGCCGGCAATTGCACCTCCAATTGCTAGTATGGTTTTCCAAAATTTTTTCATAACGTATTAGAGCAATCCTTCTAGCTCTTTTTTTATTTTTGTTAATTCTCTTAAACGATTTGTTAATTTTTCTTTTTCAGCACCTTCAGATGTTTTCCACTTTTTAACTACTTGCTTCATTTCCTTAGTAGTTTGTTGTAATTTAGAAGCTACTTTAGATATAGAATCACCTTTTTTTGCGGCTGCCATTGCTTTTTTATCCATATCATCATCTTCATCTTCTTCTTTTAATGGTTTTTTTGGAAATACTAATATAGAACCATCAGAAAGTTTTACTTTTCCTGTTTTATGTAATTGATTCATTTCGTCTTGAGTAATTTCTATTCCATCACCTTTAGCTACTACTGGGTTATTATTTTCGAAGGCCATAGATTCAGGGTCATTATGCACATATAAATTTGTTGTATCATCAACATCTTTTTTATCTACATATCCATCATCTCTATAATCACGGTCGTTTCTTTCACTTAAACCAAGATCTTGTGATAATTGTTTAGTTTTTTCTAACTCATCATTATATGCTTTTTGATTTTCAACATCATCTTGTGTTGCTTCTAAAATATCAATAATTTCATTTCTGATAGATTTTCTGAATTCTGATCTTTTCATAATAGTATTATTTTATTTATAAATATCATGAAAGAATCGCTTGTTTAACTGATTTAATACGTTCTTTTGTTGAACCAGAAATTTCAATTAAATTTTTAATTTTATGTCTATATCTTACAATTAACATTTGAATGCATTCATCTATTTGTTTTCTATATTCTGCATTAGTTTCTCTTACTCCATTATTTTCTAATATTAACACCCTCAGGTGAGACATAAAAAATATAATCGTACTCACATATCATATTATTTGCAAATTCACAAAAATCATCTGATTCAGAAGGATNCATTGATTTAGAACATTTAGCAAATGCCATTACATCAATAATTGTTCTATCAGTAATAATATTATTATTCATTAATTCACTTGCCCTTTCAGCTAAAAATACAGCTTGACCTTTAACAGTAGAATCTGTATTTAAAGGAATACCTAATTCCATTAAATATTTAGAACGTTCTGTTCTAAATTTATAATTTTTAAACTCAGGTAATTCAGCTAAAGCATTAACTAATGTTGTTTTACCTACTGACATTGTACCGCAAAATCCTATTTTCATATTAAAATGGTAAATTTTCTGGATCTAACTGAGAAGATCCTTTTCCTACTCTATAACTATCACTATCAAAATGTTGTGTTGACACCTCGAATATACAACTTCCTTCTTCAAGAGCCAACATTTGGTGGGGTTGTCCTGGCATTAAATGGATACAATCTCCTTCTGTTACTTCTACAGAATGTTGTTCTGCCGTTTCAGTATCAATGTATTTATATAAAAATTTACCTTTAGAAATATACCATGCTTCATCTTTTAAAATATGGTAATGCATTGAAAATGATTTATCTTTTTTAAATACTAATAACTTACCACAATAAAGTTCATTATTAATAATCCATAATTCATGACCCCATGCTTTTTTATGAATTTCACCTTTATAAGGCATTGCTTGTAGTGTGTGTTCTCTCATAATTAATTTCTATATGTTACACCTTTAGGTGCTGATGTTTTATACCAAGGTAATCCTTCTCTTTCTTTCATAATTTCTTTATATTCTGCTTCTGGATATTCAATTCCTGATAGAAAGTAACCTTTTTTAAATTCACTACCTTTTTTATAAGGTACTATAGCAGGTGCATCCCATCTATGATGTTTATAGTGGTCTTCACCTTCCATTTTTATTAAATAATGCCTTGCACCTTTAAATTTTATAACTTTTTCTTCATATAATTTTTCACTCATAACTTATTTATTTTTGATTATTTACAAATTTCATGAAACCATTCTTTTTATCATATGTTAAACCACCCATAGTGTATTCATGCATATCTCCCATTTCATGAGGTTCTTTATTATTAGCTGAATCATTTAAAAAATCCTCTAATTCTTTATCTAATGTTAGTATTTGTTCTGCTACTAATGTTCCTTGTGCCCCAGATACTGTAATACCTCGTGCACTTAATGCATCACCAACAAAGTGTACATTAGGATATGTTGTTAAACTTAAATCATTATAATTAACTAATGGTTCAGGTGACAAATATTTTACTTCTGGGATGTAAATTCCCCAATCATCTTCAAGTGATGGAAATACTTTTTTCATATCATTGATAAAATCTTCAATATACTTAAAATATCCCTTAAATGCATCTCTAACTTCTTGAAGACCTTCTTCTGTAATGTAATGAGCATGTACCCAATCACCTTCAGAGGTTAATGATTTATCTTTATATGAAGGACTCCAGTAAAGACCTGCTTTATATTTATTTTGAAAACGTCCACATGCTTTTTTACCACCTCCACCTTCTCCACTAACAATACTACTTTTTTGTACTTTTGATACTAATTCTCTAGACCAATCAAATGGTTTATCAATACCTCTAATTTCCATTAGAATACCAAAATTGGTCATATTATTTTTATATTTAGGATCCTTTTTAGCATGGCCATTATAGCTATAATCCCCATAAGTTTCTTCTAATGCAACATAAGCAGCATTATTATTTGTACAGAATGAACGTAATGAAACACCTTCATCTTCAAATTTTCTATACAATTTAAAATCATAAGATACATCAATAAGGTTTTGAAAGTGATATTGTGGTGCTTCAAATCTAACACCAATTTGTACGGGTTTTTGACTCAGTAGGTAAATTATATTTTTCAGCTAATTGTTTACCAAAATCAATACCCGATTTACCTACACCAAAAATAAGTAGTATCATATTGCATTTTTTCACCATCACAATAAACCCATTCATTAACAAAATCAATATCATCTACTTTAGTTTCCCAAATAAATTCAACACCACCTTTAACTAAAAAGTCATACCAATTTTTACCTATTTCATGTAAATAATCAGTTCCAACGTGCCACACAGGAAATAATCTTAATCCAAAATATGGTTTAATAAAATCTGGTTCTGCAACTGGGTTTGAACATTGTACTTCTTCTGGTTTTGGGTGAAATCTTTTAAAGTTATTAATTACTTGATCCATTAATTCCATGGCTTTTTCTTCACCTGTGTATTTTGAAAGATGACCTCCAATAGAAGTATGATATGTTAGTTTACCATCAGACCAACCTCCTGCTCCTAACATTCCTGTCATTACTTCCTCAGGTAATCTATCATATGGGTTTTTACCCATATCAATAATGGTAATTTTACCCTTATAATTTTTATCTACTAATTTAGTAGCTGCGTTAATTCCAGCTACTCCTGCTCCTACAATTACTACGTGTTTACTCATTTAGTATTTAATTTAATTGTTGTAAATATACGAAAAAAAAGTGTGACCTCCAACAAGGAGGCCACAGCTCTCAAAATTTTCTTTTTATGCGACTGGCTATGAATCAGTCTTAATTTTTATTAACAAGTACAAGAATCACATGTACAATTTTCTTTATCTTCACATAAACATGGTGGGAATATTCCCCCATCTCCACAATTACAAGGCATTTTATTTTTATTTATTAGTAATAATCATCATCATCTTCTTCATCATAATAATCATCATCGTCGTCATAATCTTCTTCATCTTGAAATTCAGAATCATAATTAAACATATCTTCATTTGATTCAGTGTAATTACCATCTTTTCCCTCAATATAATCTAATATTTTATCTAAGGCAAATTTAAGTAATCTTTCATATCCATCTTCTGGTGCATCTATAGCTTTATTAAATGTACTTGTTAATGTAGATTGTAATTCAAGGGGAATTTCTCTTGAATTAGTTAAAAATGAATGAGCAGGACCCGCTGTTTCAGCACCATACCCTTTATAAAAGAAATCTCCATCATTATAAAAACGATAAACAATTCTATTTATTGCTCTTAACATTTCACCCTCAATAAAATCAGAATTACCTGATCCAGGCACTAATTTATCATATAATACGTTATTTCTTTTTTCTAAAGTACCACCTACAAATTCTTTTAATAGTTTACCTTCACTAAGGTATTTTTTATAATCAAAATTATCCATTATTTTATTTTTTACAATAACCTAAGCAAACTTGCTTGAAAGTTATATAATATATTACATTACAAATTAATTTTTTCATTTTTGTAAATTTTTAAAGTTAAAACACCAGTGCCCTTAATTACTCTATGCCATTGATGTCTAGGTATAAATATACGTTCTTGAAGTGAAGTTGGTAGAGAATTATCAAGTTGTAAACTCCAATCTGTTTCTCCTACTATTTCTACAGTTCTATCTTCATCATCACGATGCCAGAGTAATTCTATAGGATCAACATTTTCACTAAATTGCCTTAGAATATATTTATCTGTAACCTCTAAATCAATGTAAGGTTTACCAGAATCCTGAGAAGCTTGATTTAAGTCCGAGTAATTTTGCATAACGTGGTAATCTACAGCTCCAATATGATGCTTTTGTTTTGTCATTCCTAGTTGAACATTTATGTCTTTTAGCAAATGCTTGACGAGCTTTTCTATCATTAATTTTAGCCCTTAATCCTCCAGATCCAAATCTAACTGTTTTAACATTTCCCGTTTTAGGATCTTTAACATATACTTTGTAAGCTTTTCCACCTGAAGTAGAACGCATTGGTTTGTTTAATTTAGGACCTTTTTTCTTTTTCTTTTTAGCTTCATATAAATCATAAATTTCATTAATTTCCTTTTCAGTTAATTCTATAGGAAAATCTAATGGTACTTTTTTATCTTCAAACATTCCAAAATGACCCAAATGAGTTTCTGTTAATAATGATATATCATCTTCATGAGTGAATTCTAAAATTCCTCTACTATATAAAGATCTTGCTTCTGCAAATAAATCGAAATAAGCACGTGAACCTGCGCGATATAAATGCTCAGTTAACGGTTTATTATTGTCTATATGATGCTTTAAACCCTCAGACAATATAGTCGCCGGGGCTTTGCTTTCATTAAGTACTAACGCAGTACTTTTAGTTTCACATGTATTACATCCACAATCACACATTAGCTTACTGGTTTTTTAAGNGATAATCTTGTAGTCATATCTTGCATTGATGTAACTACAATGTCTTTTCCTATTGTATTTATCAATTCTGATGTAGGGTATTTAACATACCTTCCTGTTTTTTTATTTAAAAATAAAAATTGCTCTACTCCTTCATTTTCTACATATACTTGAGCTAACTTTTGAGCTATTTCATTTTCTAAACCTTGAGAATCTAAATTATCACCACTAAAATATTTATTTACATCTATGTCTATGTGTTGTGAGTATCTATCCTCAATATGATTTGAAAAATCTGTTTGAAAATCATCTACTTCTTCTGAGTCCAAAACACTTAATACTGAAGGTATTTTTCTAAATAATCCATTAAATCCTTTTCTACCACTTAAAGCATTAAAAGCCGCAAATGCATCTTCAGCTTTATCAGGAGCATTTTCATTTAACCAACTTTTAACAAATTCAATTGATGGTTTCCAACTATCTGTTCTACCAAAAGGTGATAACATAGCCATACCTGCCTTTACTTCAACTTCACCTTCATCTGTCATTAAATCTCCTTTAGAGGCTTTTCTAGCATCTTTAGTTAAGACTACAAAGTAAAATTCTCCAGGACCTACTCCTTTACCCCCAGCTTGAAAATCAACACCTAACATTACTTTTAAAAATTCTTCATCAAATCCCTTATTTTTTAAAATGCTAATAGCATTACCTTCTTCTGGAAAATCGGCGTATGATATAGGATTTTCTATATATTTAGTGTAAACTTTATACTGTTTAAAATTATCTAATTGTTTAGCTAAAAATGCTTCTTCCTTAGAGGTTAAATTTTTAGTATTTGCTACAGCATCAATTTCATCTGAATATGACACTGATGTTACTAATTGATCCAATCTAGCTAATTGTGTATCTGTATACTCATTAGATTTAATGATATTAATGATATCTTCTTTGCTTAAAGTAGATTCTTCTTCTTCTTGTTCAAATAAGTTTCTGAACATTTCAAATAACAAAGCTTTATCCTCAGCACTATTCATATCTGGATAGCCCTTTGGAAATTTATAAGCAATTCTATTTAAATATTTAGTTATATTATCCATTATATTTCTACATCTACGTCGTCCTCAACATCAACATCAATTTCTCCACCACCACCTCCAACATTAGTGTCAGAAGATGATTCACTGTCTGACTCTTCTGCATCTGTTACAGGAGGACCATATCTTAATATACGAGCTATAGCTTCAATAGCTCTTTCTTCTTCGGGTAAATTTAGTAAGTAATATTTTTTACCTTCAACTTGTGCAATCCAACTTGTTTTAGTGTAAATTAAATAAAAATTAAAATCATTTTTTAAATTAATTCTAAACGTTGTTGGTTTAGGTGCTACCCAATCTATTGACGATATAAAACTATCAAATTCATGAGTCAATAAATCAATTATTACTTTTTTTAATATAGGGAATTTAGTAAGTTCATCATATTCAATAGCAGCTGCCTCAGCTTGTTTCCTATTTCCAACGAGAGTTGGGACAAGCAATCTTATCTTTTCCCTTAGTTCTGCCGCTGTCATAATTACTTAGCTCTTTTTTTCTGTTTTGCTGTTGGGCCTTTACCCCCACCTTTTGCTTTGTATGATGCTACTGCACCTGCAATTGCTTTTGCTGCTTTAGCAGATTGACCTTGTTTTTTTAATTTTTTAACAAATGAATCATAATCTTCATTCATAGTAAATAATTCTAACTGAGTTTCATCGTATTCTGCTTCTTTACCATCTGGAAATTTAACCATGTAAGCCATTAAGTCAGATGCAAACATCTTTCTCATATCAGTAACCGTTAAAACTTTACCACCCTTACTGCCTTTAAATATCACTTTATCACCCATTTTGAATTTAGATTCATTTAATGTTTCACTAACTGCCATTTCTTGTTTGAATTTAAGAAATAATTCTCTTGCCTTATCACCTGATATTTTAGCTTCTTTTGCTGCTTTTTCTAATGCATTTAAGGCGTTAGATATTTTACCACCTTTTCTCATTAAATCCTCATCTACTTCATCTTTTGCTTTCATTTTTTTATCAAAAAATCCTTTAGGTAAACCTTCTTTCATTATATGTTTTTGAATTAAATGTTTTAAATTTACTTTAAATGAAGTGTCAGGATCTATTTTAATATCATCCTTATCTGTGTCTTTAGGGGCTTTATAATCAAATTCTTCTTCTTTTATCTTTCGTTTAAATTTTCATTTACTGCTGCTGAAAGAAAAATATTCTGCTGGTCCAATTTTTACTATTCTTTGCACACCTGTGTCAAACCATTTTCTAATTGCATTATCAACATTTTGCCCACCTAAGAAATTACTTAATAAATCTTCTAATCCTTTAGAGCCTTCATCTAAAAATCTTTCAAAATAATCATCAGATCCAAATGCAAATTTATCATCTGATGTGAATAAATATTCTGGTTTATTTTGCATATTAGACATAGCAAATGGCATTCCACTACCTTCATGTCCACCTATATGTCTTTCTTTTAAACTAACTACATCTGCTCTTGGTGTTTCATTATATCTAAAATAAATAATATATCTTTTTTTATTACCCATAGAATCTTCTGCTAATATTACTTTACTAGCAAATGCTTTTCCATTAAAGGCACGTCTCCATTTATCAAAGTTCATATCTTCCGTTATAGTGTTTTCACTCATATCATCAACGGAGGTTATATAATCTTCTACCGTTTCGTCTACTACGTCTGTAGCTACGTCAACTACAGCATCAATTCTTGGTTCATTGAGTTCAAATTCTAAGTATTGTTTAGCCCCAACTAATGCTTCCTTAGCTTTGAATATTTTACTTTGCCACCATGATGGAAAATCTACCTCTCCCATACCATCGAATTGATCAACCATTTTATATAAATCCATTGAAGCTTTCCCAATTCGGTATAAATCACCCTTTATCATATGAGGTTCATTATCTACATGACCTAAATCTAAATCTTCTTTTACTTTGTCTTTATCTATTGCTTTTTCAACAGCTGCACCTCTAGTTTTTTCATAATCAGATAGTTTGCCATCTTTATTTAAATCAGCTTTTTTAGGATTTTTTAAAGCATCCTTAATTAATTCAGTTATTTTAGGATCCCTTGTTTCTTTAGTTGCCTTTTTAGCCATATTTGTGGCACGACCGTACATTACAGCTTCAGCGTCTTTACCATACTTTTTAACAAGATCTCTCTTATTTTTTTTCATTTTTAAGACAATATCTTCTCTCTTATCAAGTTCAGATTTTGAAAGTTTACGTTCGTTTAGTGCCATATGTTATTTTTTATCAGCAGCTACAGATGCTTTTCTGTAATCTGGGATTAATTTTTTAATTTCGCTTAGAGCTTTTCTAGCACGACCATGAGCTGCTTTTGATTTGCCGCTATGTTCGATTCTAAAAGTTTCATATAAAACTTCTAGTCGCTCAAATAATTCTTGAGTTTCCATTTTTAATTTTATTTTATGATTCCTGCTATTTTTGGAATCTTTTAACTTCTTCTAATTGTAAAGCACTTTCAGCATCTAACATTGCTGCTGTGTCTCCAGTACCTCTAGTAACATCAGCTGATACATCTAAAGGATCACTGTATTGGCCACTTTCTAAATCTTCATCTACTTTTACTACATGTTTTCTAGTAAAGTAAGTAATAGTGTTACCAATTTGAGCCATTAGTTTTTCATCACCTAATCTTTCAGCTTCTGCTTGGGCTTTAGTTAAAAGACCTTGTACAGCTTCTACGTCTGTATCTTCACCAGGAACGGATGTTTTAACTCTAATGTCAGATTCTGTTTCATCATCATCAACTTTAACGTCTTTTTTAACGTCAACGTCTACATTTTCTTCGTCTTTAACATCTAAATTAACATCATCTTCAACATCAACGTCTTCCTGTTCTTTAATTTCATTATACTCAGCAAGATAAGCCGATTTAATGATTTCTTTTAATTCTGATTTTTTCATTTCAAATTTATTTTAGTTGGGTTTATTTATAAATATACTAAGATTTTTTCTTATACGTTCCTTTTCGGTATTTCGCGGATTTTGTATTACCCACAAATTGTTTACCTCTTTTACTGCCACGAACTTTTTTAGCTACTGTAGCTTTTCTTTCTGCTTTTGTTAAGGATTGTGCTTTTTTCTTAGGTAAACATCTAGTAGTTGCTTTACCTTTCTTCATTGTACCACAGGGGCCAGTTATATTACCAGATGTATTTATTCTTACCCAGTTTTCTTTTTTAAACCAATCACGAAGTGATTCTCTTACTATTTCATGTACTCTTTCTTCGGTAATCATCCTTTCATTGTTCCTTTACAAACTCTAACTGCTCTACCTGATAGATAAGCAGATGATTTTTCGCCTGCTGCCTTACGTTTTTTAATATATGCTTTACCTTTAGCACATAATTCTTTTTCATTTAATTGCAATCCTAATTGTATGGTTTCTGCTATTTCTTTAGCGATATCTGATTTTTTCATAGTTTCATTTACTTTAGGAGATAAATATTTACTAATCTTTTTCATTGCCTCTTCTGCTGTTATATTTCCTCCCATCCAATTGTTATGTACATAATACAAAACATCCTCTTCATCAGAACTACCTATATTAATTCTTTTTATACCCCTATCTATAACCTTTTCTAAATCTTCATTATAATCACTTAGATTAATTGATTCTTCAACTTCAGCTATTGCTTGATCATAAGTCATTTCTTTTCTACCTGATAGCTTAGCTATAACTGCATCAATTTTATTTAATTCATTACCATATCTATCTGCGATTGGTCCTCCTTCTGGTTCAGCTTCTTGTTCCATATCCCTCATAAGTTGAGCTCTTTCTTTTTTTAGGAAATCTAATTTTGATTTTTTAGCAAGAGACATAGATGCATCTGGACGCTTAGGCATTTTATCCTTCATTTTTTTAGCTCTTAATTTTACTAAAATAGGATCATTTATGTCCATTTCTTCTAAAGAAAAAAATTCTTGTATTTGTTTTAAATCTTTCATAATATTAATCTAATCCAGTAAATCTGCCTGCTGCTCTTTCTCTATCTAAATAAGCAGCTTTAGCTTTACCATAATCGTCCTTATCTTTTTGAAATTTTTCATCCTTGATTTTAACTTTATCAAACCAAGTGTCTTCTTCTGGGAATAATTCAATATCAACTTTTCCATATCTTTGGAGAGTACCTTCTTTCCAATTTTCAAAGGCTTTCATGTCACCTATTAATGTTAAAGAATCATCAGGATTAGGAAAATGTACAGCATCTTTATATGATGGTCCTTCTTTTCCGTCAGGTTGCATTCTTGTAAAATGAATATTTTTATATTTATTTTTAAAAGTATCAGTAACCATATCAAAATTTAAATCATTAAGATTTATTGTAACTCCTTCTTGAATTATATGTTCTTTGATATATTGGCTTTTAAACCATTTTTTTGTATTAAAGTCTCCCATTAGATTTTATTTATAAATATACGCTATTTTTTTAATTTTTCAAGATTTTTAATAGACTCATCTAGGGCTTTAAGGGCTTTAGTTCGATCTATGTTACCATCCCACTTTTCTACGTCACCTGCCTCAGTAACATAAGAATTATTTGATATAGACATTTGATCATATACATAATTTGTATAATCTTTTATAAAACCATCTATATCAGCATTCATAATTCTATTAGTATATTTTTCCCATAAATCTTCACCAGCTAACTTGATTGCAGTTTCAAGTTTTACAACACAATTATAACATTGACCGTGTAAATCATAAAACTTTTTATCATGTTTATTATTCATTACACTCCCACAATTAGGACAACATAAAGGCATTATATGAGCTTTTCTTGCTTTATCTAATTTTGTAATATTTTGTTTTATTCCATCTTTAATAGTCCAAGTTCTACCATCTGCTTTCCACACATCACCNTCTTTATAGAATTCTTCTTTTTTGTTATAACCTACATTAGTACCATTTTTTTCTCCATATTTTCCTTGTACTAAATTACGAAGACGTTGAACGTCTTTTTCTTTAAATTGTTTTTTTAATAAACTATCTGACATTATATTATTGTTTGTAACTGATTAATTATATAACTAATATCATCTGTAGATAAATTTTGGTCAGCATGCCATGTTTTTAATTGTTCTACTAACTTTTCTTTATCTATTTTTTTAATATCATTATCTACAAATGGGGGTTTAGTATTTTCACTTCTTACTTTAGGAGATCCTCCCTTATATCCTCCTGCTATAGTGTTTAAATGGTGACTCATAGTCCTAGTTTTTTTAATTGATTTATTGTATCATCTGCTGACGTGTGTAATATTCCAATACCACCTTGGGCTCTCCATTGGTCTATATTAGATTCTCTATCATCAATTAATATGTGATTAGGTTCAGCATAATTTTGTTTATTTCTGGCTTGTGCTAAAGTTAATTTAACACCAGGTATATTATTTCTTACCCATAATCTTTTACCTAATCTTGAAGTTTGAGATCTTGAAGGAGATGATAATAATTCTACATCATAATCTTTAATATAATTCCAATATTTTTTCCCATCTTCCATCCATGGCATTCCTACCCAAAAAGCTACACCGGGACCATCTGCTAGTTCCCAAAATTTTTCTTTTCCATATTGCTTTTCATAATCTGATGGAGCAATACCATCTGAATAGTTTTTAAATCTAGTATCAAAATCAGTTAAAACACCATCCATATCCGAAAATATTTTGTATGATTGTTGTTCATTTAATTCTTCATATCCCGACCCAAATGGAGCTGCTTTACCATCATGGTTAGGTGCTATATTTTCATTTTTTTGTTTTTTCAAACGTTGTGTTTTTGCTTTTGATGCTTCCTTACGTTTTTTAATGTACTTAAACCCAGCATTTAATTTTGCTTTTTTCTTAGGATCTTTAGTTCTAGCCAAAGCAGCTCTTACTCTTTGGTGGATTAAATTAATAACTTGAGATTGACGAGCATGAGATTTTGCTTTAAACGACTTTTTATTTAATGTATTAACAATATCTTGTCGGGTAGAAAATTTTACTCCTACAGTATCTTTAGGATCTTCATCTGTGTATAATCTACGTTTTGACCCTTCAGGTTTTTTACCTGTACCCTTTTTAGGATCTTTTTTCTTTTTTCTACCTTCTTCTAAGGGAATATTTAATTTAGGAGCTCTTTCAGCCCAAATTCTTTTAACTTCTTCTTGTTCATCTACTGGTAGATTTAATGTATATTTAACGTAAATATCAATAATATCTTTAAGGGGTTTTCTTGATTTTTTAGCTTGTAAATATAAACCTTGTAGGTTAGCATCCACTTCTTTTTCTAATTTATAATAATCAGGAGTGCCTAGTGTTTTTCTCCAAATCTTCCACCATGGTTTTTTTGAAATTTTATTAATTTCATCTCTTTCTGCTCTATCAGGTTCCATTTCTTTACCTTTTTTTACATTAGGTCCTGATTGCATTAAATGCTCGATTTCATGTCTAATAGTATTTCTCATATCCATAGAAATTTGTTCCCACATTCTAGGTAATTCATCTAAGGGAATTCTATAGTTTAATTCTACCTCAGGCATTTCTTTCATAGGACGAGCTACTCCTGCACTTTTAAAATCATCAACAAAACTAGCCTTTGCTTTATAATTAAAAAATAAATGAGGATAATCAAATTCTCTACCAGGTCCTACTTCTAATTCAAAATATCCTTTACTTTGACCATCTTCAAAATCACCTTTCCAGGCATTTAAAGTAAATCCTGCTAATTTAGTTACTAAAGAATCATATTTACCTTCATTTAAAATAGCTTCTTCTAAACCGGTAGCTAATTCTCTAGCATATGCATTTAATCCAAATGGATCTGATTTTGGTTTTTTAATTTTAATTGGTATTAATGAGCCACCCTCTTCTACACTAGTTGTAATATCACCATCTAAAGAATCAGTCCAATTTCTAAAAATCATATTTCCTTCTTGATATGCTTCTCTTTCAATAGCATCTAAGTCTTCATCTTCATTAGTATTTGTAGTTTGAATATTTCCTATTCTACCTTCTAAATTTTGAATATGATGAATCATTTCATGTGCAAATGATCTTGCAATATCTTTAGGATGTCTACCTTCAGTATACAATACTATCGTGTTAGTATTAGGATCATAATATGCAGTTCTACCTAAAAATTTACTTGCATTTTCACTATCACCATCAATAAATTCAACTGATGGTAGTGGAGTTATATTTAACCCCATTTTAATCATATGTTTAGTAAGTTCAATTAGGTTATTTTGTAAATCAATATAACTAGTATATGTAGCATTTTCATTAAGTGGAATTGATGTTTCCTCAACCGGTGGTCTTAAAATTGAAAATATCTCAGATTTTTCTTTTACTTCAGGTGGTAAAAATTTAATAAATTCTTCTTCTGATTTTGCTAATGCTGCTCTTGCATTAGTTCCACTCATATTAGGATCATAAGTAGGTATAACTTTAACTACTATATTAGGATACTTTTTTTCTAAATCTCCAGTTCTTGCAGCTACATCATCTAAATCATCTTGTCTACCTTCTCTATAACCAATAACAAAATAAATAAGATCTTGTGGATTGTTTTTTGCTAAACGTAAAATTTCTCCAATTGGTGACTTTACGGGTTCTATTTTAACTTTATTAGCTAAATAATTTTTATAAATATCCCATACTAATACAGCTTCTTCTTGTTCAATACCATCACGTACCTTACCCCCAACGAATACAGTAAATTCATCTATTTCAGGAAAATCTTGTAATGCACGTTTTACAATTTCAAAATGACCTCCTGTAGGTGGTTTAAAACCTCCCCCATATGCTGCTAAAACTTTACCCATTAATGAATGATTTTAATTTTGATTGAGCTTCTTCAGCTGATACTGAGTTGTCAATAACATTTTTTACACCATCATCTGCTAATAATGCTTTGATTTGAGCATTAATTTCTGCTTTTCTTTTATCTGATCTTGCTTGTGCNTTAGCATCNTTTGGTTTTGTATTTTGTGGTTTAAATGGTTTTAAGTATTTATCAACTATATCTTCTAAATTATCTAATTTTTCATCTTTTAAAAGATTTGAAACTGATACAAAATTATTACCAAATGCATTTTTATATACATCATAATTTTGGGTGACATCATTCCATGTACGCATTACGATTCCAGGTGCTAAACTTCTATCTTCACCTCCGGATTTATCAAATCTATCTTGGTTTTGTTTTAATGAACGTTCTAAATCCGTATAAACATAAAGCATAAATACTTCATACCCAGCATTTTCTAATTCATCTTTTAGTTTTAAAGTAGCTTTGCTTGATGCTGCTGTTCCATCTAATATAAATGATTCTCTATTAGCTATAGCTTTTGGAAGATCTTCATCTTTTAATTTTGAAGCTGCTTGCCTCATTAATTTAGCTGCATCACTTCTTTCTTGGGGAGTTGCATTTTTTAAATCTAAACTAACTCCTGCTTTTTTTAATAAAGGAACAAAATCTAAATCTAAATTATAGGTAGTTAAACCCGATAAATCTAAACCTCTTAATATATATCCTTTACCTGCTCCCGGAGCTCCTGCTAATATTATAGCTTTTGGTGATTTAATTGCTTCTTTTAATAAATTAGTAAGAGAAATCATAATATAATTTTATTATAAATATTACAATTTTCTTTTAGCTGTAGTTTTAAATTCAGTAAAAGTTGGGGAATGTCTTGGATTTTCTAAATTAAATAATTTTTTTACAGTCAAAAATATATCTAAATTTTCTTCTTGTGTACGTTTTGACTCATACATTTCCCATCCTTTACCCTGTATTGAGCCCTCTTTAGGTCCTCTTTTTGATGATTTTAACCATAATACACCATATCTATCTGGAGTTTTACCAAAACATTCTTCGTAACATTTACCATAAACAGCAGTTTGCAAATCATAAGTTGTTTGTAAATGATTAGAGGTTTTAAAATCGATTATCCATAATTCTCCATCAATTTCACATACCATATCACAAGTACCAGCTACTTTTAATTTATCAGAAAATATATGTACTTCTGTTTCTATTAATGTTGGGTTATAAGTTTCCCAAAAATCAACAAATTTTAAAAACATTTGCCATACATCAGGATTATATATGGGAACCCCATTTTGTAAAAAATGTAATTCTTTACCATTAAGATAATCTTCAATCATTTCATTGAACCTTAGTTCCTTCTTCTCCTGCTTTTTCTTTTAATCCAATCAGCAGCATGGCCTACTTTTTTTAACCAATCCTCAAAATATTTACCTTTAGGATAATAACTTAATACGTAAGTTATAGATGGATAATATTTTCCATTTCTTCTATAATAACGAGAATCTGGTAGGGTAATTTGTTTAGCATCAGCGCTAATTTCTAAAACCCTATTATAGGATCTTTTTATAATTCTTTTACTCATATAAGTTGTAATTTCTTTTCCATTAGATTATATTGTGTTAATGGAGTGGTAGTTTGAATAAGTTTAGTAAAATTAGTAAATCCCATCTCACCAGGGTCTTTCCCTTGAAGTTCTACCATGTAAACTTCTTTACCTTGATTTATAAATTCTTCAGCAAATTTAAGTGCTTTTTTCATAGCATCTGTATCTAATGCTATATATATTTTTTTTACGGTTGAAGTAACTATTTTTTTCATTAAATTAGATTGAATATTACTTCCTAATAAAGGTATTGCATTTCTTTTTATTGCAATAGCATCAAAAGGACCCTCACATAATACTAAAGGTAAATCCCAATTAATAAATAACTCAAATGGAATAATATTTCTGGATGTTTCTGGGTTTTTATATTTTCTATATGGATCCTTTTCAAATGATCTACCAGTAAAATAATTTAATCTACCATTTTCATCATAAGAAGGAATAATAATCATATTACTATAATTACCATACTCACAATAACCTAAATTATATTTAACAATATCCTCTTTAGTAACTCCTCTATTTTTTAAATAATTCCATGCTCGCTTACCAGTTATATCTTTACTATTATTAGTTACTGTTTGAAATTCTTCGGGTAGTGTTAAAGATTTTACTGTTGTTGATGACTTATATTCATTTTCATCATTTACTAATTTATATAATTCAGTAAATTTATCTTGAGATGCTTTTAATTTTTTAAATAATGTTGATATTCTTGTTCCTTTTTTACCACACACCCAACAATGCCAAGGATTATAACCTTTTTTATTTTCTGAAAAATTAACTTCTAATTTAGGTTTATGATGATTACAAAAAGGACAGTGGTATGCTTGGTTACCCCTTGCTGTTCTTTTTCCTGTACCAAGCACAGAATTTACTAAATTTACTAAAAGTTCATTTACCATGAGCAGTAATATACATAACCAATTTAACTAATCAAAGCTATATTAATCGAAATCTTTAGAGTAAAATTTTCCTAAAATATTATCGTTCCAAAATTCATCTGGGTTTTCAAGTGCTTGATAAACAAATAAATATTTCGTCTCGTAATATGTTAAAAGTTTTTTAGAAGGACAAGCTATAATAATAGACTTATCCCAATTTTCAGAAGGTTCAGTTTTTATCATTTCATTTAGTTCCTTATTTGAACCCCAATATGTTTTCCAATCAGACTCTTTAATTGCCAGCTTATATGAAGGTCTTCTACCTACAACCCCTTCATATTCTAAAAGATCTTTTTTAGTTAATTTTACCTTTCTAGTAAAATATAAAATTTTTTTACCTATGTATTTTTTTCCTGTGGGTAAGTGGGTTATAGAATATACAAACCCATAGGTGTTGTCAGGAAAATCAGAAATTGATGTTACTTCCTGATTTAAATATTTCCATTCTACCATGTATCGAAATTTACTACAAACGTAGTGTCTGTGTTTAAAAGAAATAGGAAGTGGTTGTGAAAACTTTCCTACGGCTACTAATTCATTAGATCTATTATATAATCCTACAGTAGTTACATAAGGACTAAAATATGATCCTGTTGCAAAATCATAATATTTTTCATTTGTTTGGGCTCCTCCTCCTGTTGCAGAAGCTATATTTTTTACATCATCTAATGTTAAAGTGAATATAAGTAATCCAGTACCAGAAGTTGGCACCATATTTAAACTCATTAGATCACCAGGAAGATATCCTCTACCAGTATTAACTACTGTAATATCTGAAACTGTACCATCTGCTGCTACAGTTACATTAGCTGTTCCGCCTACACCACTACTTATTCTACCAGATGAATTAGTACCATTTATAAATGATAATTCATATGTACCAGGAGTTCCATCGTCAAGATATGTTACAAGAGATAAAGATCCAGATAATTGGTTTGCTTTAACACTTAATTCCCCTACAGGTCTTAATGCTGAGGGATTTAACGTGTAAGAGTATTCATTATCTCTAACTATACATTTATATTGATTTTCTACTATTGTAATTGATGAAGAAAATTCAATTGATTGAGATAAAATAGCTTTAGAATGTTGCATCATTTGTTTACCCATACCAGCTAATGATCCACTATCAGGGCCTGTTAATACTGCTATTCCTTGTGAATAAAATATATTTCCTACTTTTTCTTGTATAGTAGGATCCACAACACCTGGTCTTGCTTCCCCATCATTATATGTGGCTATTAAATTACCTTCACCGTCATCTACTACTAAACTTCTTGTATGAGTTAATGATGATGTATATTCAAATTTAAAGGTTGAAGGAGGTATTTGTTCACCAAACAATTTTGAAGGAATTGATATTACTGAAGGCCCATTTGATCCTGAGAATTGTGCAAAATACCTAGATTGTGTTTGGGATGATTGTAAAAAATTATCATATCTTGGTCCCTCTGTTGGTCCAATATATTGATTATATTCTTCAAGACTATTTAATCCTAATACTAAACTTTCAGTTGTAACACTATCCCCGGTTGATTTAGTTAAATAATTAGAATAGTATAACTGTTTAGTACTATTAAATACTAAACTAGCATCTAATACTGTATTAAATCCTGTTGGTTTAGATCCAGATACATATGGATCATTCATAGAATAATAATATTCTATTCCTGCATCTGACGCTGTAATCTCATTGCCCGAGAATCTAAATCCCTTATTGGCATAAAATGGGGTTATTACAACCTCGTTAGTATTAAATTGTTTGAACGCTGCCATCCATCTTAGAAATCTAATTTAACTCTTACAAGTAGTTCTTTAGTAAAATCTTTTTCTAATGGTCTTGATAGTTTAGCTACAGCTAATAATTCTTGGGAATCATTGTACATACCAACTGTTGTTATAAATGTAGTTGGATTATCTATAAATGAATCAAATAATATTGCTCCTGTTGATGAAGATATAAATGATGGATTAGTTGAATAATTAAACTCACTGTTTTTTGCTCTACAAAATACAAAATCAGATGATATATCTTCTTTACTATTTATAGTAAATCCTCTTCCGGATTGTAATCCACCTCTATTTAAAGCATCAATTAATCCTTGAGGATTATTTCCTAAAGTATTAAATGATCTACTTGTAGCTAAAACAATACCTCCATCAGCTCCCGCATTATCTAAAGCTGGTCCATTTAATAATAATAAATTTACGTCAGGTAATACCCAACCATAAGATCCAGAACCAACACTCCATCCATTTGCGTTACTACCATATCCTTGTTTAACAGTTCCAGCTGATCCAGAAACTATGTTATAATACCTTCCAGCATCTGAAAATTGAGCTACATTATTTACTTTACTATCATCTGTTAACATTAAATTAAATGTTGAACCCGATAAATTTAATGTCCATGTTCCAGGGAGAATTTCTTGTTTATATCTTGCTCTTTCTAAATTTATTACATAAAAATAAGATGCTGATGTATCACCAAATATAAAAGATGCATTTTCATCTCCTAATACTAAATTTCTATATTGACCATAATTAGTTCTTGTTGGTGTAGATCCAGTTACTAAATTATTTAAAAATTCACTACCACTACCTAATTGATCTGCATAAGCTACGTCTAATTGAATTTCAGCAGTTGTATCTGTAGATGCTGTTTGATATACAGTAATATAATATTGAGATGCTGCACTTGCTACTTGAGCTGAACTAGTATAGAATATAGATAAATTTGGATTACTATTACTCCACATTGGTGCAGTAACAGATTCATTCTGTAGTACTAAATCATCTGTGGTTAATGTTTGATATGCTCCCGCCATATTTTAATTTTTATTAAGTTGATGTTTTTCTAATTTCTACTGGGACTTGTACTCTTGCTCCACTATCTAATCCTATAACATTTAAAGTAGCATATAATATAGTACCTGCTGAAAATAAAATGCCATTTCCTGTTCCAACTAATGTACAAGTAGTTCCAATTACCGTTTGTGAAGTTGAAGTTCCATTAGTAATAGTCATATTAGCATTAGCTGCTGCTAAAGCTTGTGCTGCTTCTGTATCAGTCCCGGTTGCCGTAAATGATTTTAATACTCTAATATCTGATATTGTAAATTGATATCCTGATGTTTCTGTAGTTGTTCCACCTGTTGCTCCTCCATAATTTGAAGTTGTAGGAGTAATTGGAATTGGACTACCTTGATTTAATTGTATTACAGCTGGAACTGATTGTATAGTAGGCATTACTTGAGTACCTCTAGGCAATGTAGTCAATTTATATTTCATCATTTGAGATTCATCTGGGAATGCTTCTAATAAAGGCATATTTTGTATGGCTTCTCCATAATATGCTGATCCAGATGGGTGGGTTGGGTTGTATAATGTGTAATCAACTTCATCATCAGACAATGCAAATTGAGTTATATTGAAAGAGCCATCTCCTTTAGCTAATAATTCTCTTCCTTTTTTAGTCAAGATAGCATCTACTGTTATTACTTGATTATTTAAATATCCCATGTTATTGTATTTTGTTTATAAATATATAATTTTTTATTTTTTATTCCAAGCTTAACTAGAAGATGTATTACTATCGGTAGCTGTTGTTGAAGCAGCTGTGTCTCCAGGGAAAGCATTTTTAGCTCTTAATTCATTAATTATATTTAAAGCATTATCCTTTTGTGTTTCAGATAAATCATTTGGAATTAAAAATCCTCCTCTAGTTTGAGTTAATGTTCCTAAAGACCCTGATGGTGGTGGTTGGTTTTTAATTACTACTTTTTGTTCATTTTCTAATTGTCTTCTAATAGTAAATTTACTAATAGATCCTCCTTCTAATCCATTTAATACTACTGATGGATCTGGTGTTACATTTATAAAAGTTGGAAGTTGGACTGCCATCATTCCTTCATCAAATTGACTATATGCTACATAATTAGGAGCACAAGTGGATTCATTAAATTGTGCCTGTACTGTAAAATTATTTGCGTAACCTCCTGGAGGTACCACATTAAAACTAGTTAATATTAATGTTATATTATTAGGAGAACTTCCTCCAAAAAGTGTTTGTACTGTTGCAGCTGTAATTGTAATTACATCCCCTATATTATATCCTGTTCCTACATTTGCTACAACAAATGAATTATTATTTAAAACATTTTGGGGAAGGCCCTCTCTTGTAACCGAAGATGCTGGTACGCCTATAATTTGCAACCCCGTTCCTGTTCCATTTGTTGAAAAAGTTGAACCATCCGTAAGAGTTTGTGAGGCACCAGATCCTACTACACTTGAAAAGCTTGGATTATCAGCATTACCCAAAGAAGAACTGATGATGGTCGAATTTGGATTTGGATTAAATGCTGAAGCTGTGTAAAAATAATCTTGTACTTCTTGTACTGTAAAATCTTCAATAAATGCTACTGATTGAGAGGCATTATTAGAAGTTGATGGAGTTGGAACAACTTTTACTCCTTCAACTCTTAATACATCACCTCTATTAATAAGGAAAGGTTGATTTACATCTTCATAAAATGGAGTATCTGATGAGGATGGTTGCCCTCTATCATAATTATCAGGATCAGATGGATCTAATCCATTTTTAACAAACATTACTGACCGAGACTCTACATAACAAACATCAGTTGGAAAATTATCTCTTGTTTGTTGTTTTTGAACAAATTGATTATAAGAATGAAAAACAGCTAATTGTGGACCTCCTAACGATAATCTACTTAAATCAGGTAATATAGAATTTCCTACTTTATCAAAAGCTTGGGCAAAAGGTACTAAAAACGTACCATCTGATCCTGTTGTATTACTACCACTTAATAAAAATCCAGTTGTTTGTATCCCATTAATAATGTTACTAGCTGTAACCATTTGTACTGCATCTTCTATTTGAGAAATATTTGGAGTTGATGCATTTTGAACATTATCTCCCCCTAATGTAAACACTATATTTCCACTTCCACCACTATACCCAGCAGCAGCCATTTGAGTAGCTGATATAGTAACTTGGTCTCCTGCTTCATATCCTTCACCTGATGCTGAAAATACTATTTCAGCTACAACACCAAGTGCCAGTATAGGAAAACATAAACCACCAGTTCCTTGTCCATTTGAAGATTGAGGTTCAATACCTACAGTACCCTGAACTGCATAGTTAGAACCTTGGCTAGTTATTTCTCCTCTATTTCCAAATACAGATCCTGTTAGATTTCCTTTAAATGGTATAGCTTGAGCTAAAGTTTGATCACCTAATCTATAATTATAAGCAGTAGATGATACATTTCTATTTTTTGAATTTGAGTTTATTACTAAAAATTCAACACCTCCACCAAGTAAATCTTTATTACCAGTNCCCAAAGATTCTAAACTTAATAATTCTTGATTTTGTGAATTTAATGCTGTATATGAAATAGCTACTTTTCTATCAGGTTCAAAAATTGATGATACAAATTTCTTATTTTTATTAGAACCATCTATATCGATTGAATTTGGATTTGTTGGAACTGCTTTAACACTACCTGTTGGAATTTCAATTAATGAATCAATTACAAACTCTCTAGAGTTATAAAATGCTAATTGTTCAAATGATCTATTAAAGTGAGCTATATATAATGGGTTTTTTTCAATAACCGATGTATTACCATATGATACATCCCCAGACCAACTTCCTGTTGAGCCATCCAAAAATTCATTTGCTACACTTGAAGAAATTCCTACTCTTCTTAAGTTATAAGGAGCAGGTGGAAGTGATCCTAATGGTCTTACTGATCCAGAAGGTGTAAATGTGTTATATGTTAAACTTTTTAACTCACTACCATTATATCTACCATTAATACTAGCATGCTCTGTATAATTACTGTCTGGTACTGTAGCTTTTGTAGCTGATCCAGTGTATAATTGATTATACATTGTTTTTATAATTTCTGCTTGATTTCCAGGAGTTACCTGATCATTATTATAATCTATAATATAACGATCTGTACTTGGATTTTGTTTTTCAATATTATTATTAAGAGGATTATAATCTGAGTTTTCAAATAAAATACTTTGAGTATTTAATATGTCAAATGATGATGATAATAAAACTCTTTGTGGTAAATTTATAGGTGCTATAACATTTTCATATATACCTCCTACTCCTTTAACATTAAATTTTGATATCCCACCTTTAAATCCTGATGGAATTTGAAAGTTTAAACTGTAAGAAGCATTTAAATCATCATACCTAAATTTAGGTGGTTTGAATTGAAATGAATAAGTTACTTCAAATACTCCTTGTTGTTTAATAGAACTACTATCTTCAGTTGTTGTTACCCCAACTTGTGATGTTTCCGTAAAACTTAAAATTCCATTATTAGCATTATTATTAGCAAATTCAATACCTGAAACTGCATTCCCACTATTACTATTATAAACAAATTGTGTAGTTCCGTCAGTTGGATCTTTTGAAATTAAAGTTGAAAGACCAATTCCAAGATTTTGGAATGTAGGAACATCAGATGAACTTAATGTATAATTTATTACATAATTTTGATAAGGACGAAACTCAATATCAGTTATATTTGTTATCTGAGCTAAACCTGAAGTTGATAATGAATTAAAAAGGAATTGATTAGAAGTTATACTACTTAAAATAGCACTGGTATCTCCAAATCTAGCATTTGTAAATTGAGCTGTTGGAGATGTATATTCTAACACTGANTCTGTTGGAAATAATAAGTATGGGTTAGATTGTGTTACGTAAGTATCTAATATACTACCACTAAAATCACCATCATAAAACTGCTCTTGAAAACTATTTACAAATGGAACAGATCCAGATACAGTAATATTATTTTCTAAGTAAGATTGTGGTGAGGGTTCTATTGATGAAGAAATATCACCTGCATTTGAATTATTTAATGATTGTGGTGTAGTTGGATCATTAGATTTAAAGTAAAATTCATTTACTGTTGTAGCAGTTCCAAAATTATTACGTATAAAAAATGCTATACTTTCTTCCGGTATGAATTTTATAAGTGGGGTTGTAACCTGTACTGTTGTATTGCCTTCTCTTACTTTAAATAATTCTCCCCTTAAGGAAGATGATAATATTAATTCATTAGGACCGGGTACTGAAAAGTCCCCATACATACTAATTTGAGATTGTATAGGTTTTTTTACTTTAAGATACTTAGTTGTTAAACCAAATGAATCATTTACTTCTCCAAAGAAATCACCATTATCAAAATTTTGGGTTTGAGTAATGGTAGAATCATCCATTATGTTCTTTGTAGTCTCTGAGGCTATTATAAATGTAGAAGTATTAAAGGATG